TCATAACATATACGGGATTATCATACTTACGAGGACCTTTGCCAGTCCAGATAGTCGTACCTTCTTTGAACTCCCAGTCCATAAAGTCAGGACCAAACTTCTTTACTTGGCTGTCATCAACCCTAGCAAAAGATTGTGATAAAGCGACTTGATCTAAGAACCATTGCCATGGCCCCTCACCAATGCGTTGTGCTACTGCTTTGGCAAGGTCAACTGCACGATGATCCATGTAAACAGCACCAGCGGCTACTTTTGTGCCTTGTGCTTCCCATCCCACAGTGCCAGCAAGTGGCTCTCTTGGAAAGTAACCAGCAGGCTCTTCAGGCCAATCAAAGTCATTCATCATTAGTCCATCAACATCTACAGTCAACACCTTTTGAGCGTGTGGTAGAATTAGTGGCAGTACTAAAAAACGCAAACATGAATAGTATGTGCGTTGACCTCTGCCCATGTTCTCTTTATCATTGTAAGAGAATGTCACCTTTACATCCGTATCTGTTGCTAGAATATTAGCGATGTTATATGCATCTTGGTCTGCTTCAGTGATATGAATGTGAATGTCTTTACCAATATCGTTTGACGAATATACCAGAGATGGTGCGTGTTCTTTGAAATAATGATTATCGCAAGCCGCAAACACCACAGGATGTGTGGGAATCTCGCCATAAATTTTTACTTCACTCATTTACCAATGATCCCATAATTCACACCACGATTGACAGCATAATCCTCAAGTTTGTAGCCAGCATCTAGTGCCGCTTGATATGCATCGTGAAATACATCTACTAGATCAGGTCGTGGATGATTTTGTGCTTCACCAGTAAACCATGCCGGGGCCCAAGGTTGTGTTGGCATGTGTGTATAGTGCAACTGCCAAATTTCATCTGTATCACCATCGTGACTGTTCCAACGAGGGTCAAGCCAACCAACTAGATTCTGCTTAATGAACAACTCAATGTACTGATGATGGGCTGTGACAATATCTTTCCACTGTTCAACAGGAGCAATACGACCATTAAACTTAGCACAATCAAAAAGAATTACACAGAACTCTTTGCCACCAAAACGCTTACCATCTCTAGCAAGCATCATCTTATCATCAGGAATGCTCAAGTCCATCAATTCGCCAATATCACGCATATTGATCATATCACAATCTGTGTAGATTGCTTTACCCTCAAAACCACACGCTTCTGGAATACCCCAACGATATCCACTAAATGGCGTTGACCAATTCATATCATTCCAACCATGCCAGAATGAATCTGGGTCAGTTGTCTGACGCATCCATGTGATCTGAACTTCTCTATCAGTGTTACTTCTCAGTGAATGTTCGTATGCCATTTCAATCTTGGCATCTTCACCATTGGATGACGTACCGATAAAAATTCTAACTGGATCAGAACTCATATCCAAACTCCTCTATCTCGTTCTTAAATATCTCAGACACAAGAGCCTTTGTTGTATCTGTATGCAAATCTCTATAATCTTTTACTTTGCGTGTATTAGATTTCAATTTAGTATTGTACACTTCATTCATTCTAATGTCAAGTGAAAAGTGATATCTCATGTACAAATACATTTCCTCCATCTCTTCATACTTAAACACTCTGTCTGCATTGCGGTAGAATGACCAGTCTTCAGGCAGAAGATTGCACGATTTGATGTATGTTTCAAAATCCATTCCACCGAATATGTGTGGTTTGATATGTTGATGCCAGTAGTAACTACTTACCACTTTATCATATGGATTTCTTTCGATGGAGAACACAAAATAATCGTCTGGATATTCTGCGGGAGATGGTACTCTATGACCGTTTGTATCTGCTGGACAGTTTAGTGGTGGGGTATCATCTCTCGTTGAGCCAGTGCAGAAGTCATCTTCACCAAGCAGTGGCCTTAGCACCTTCTCTAGTGTTGACCCTGCCGTCTTGCGTGTTTTAATAAATACAAATTTCTTTGAGTGTGAGATAATCATTTTTCTACTATCACCGTTCCTGATTGATGCACATCCCTTAATAGGGGTCTAACTTTTCTTCGTTTCTTAGTGAGCCAATCGTTCAATGCTTTAAACTCGCCTTGTTCCCATGCCTCATATGTATTAAGCATGTGGTGCGTCTGTGTGTTGGCAAAGTGTAGATGCCAACTGGTTAACTCATCAAAGCGAATGATTGTTCCTGGTTTAATCAGTTTATTCAAAATCATCAGAGATTCAAATGCGGCACCGTACTCATCACAATCAACATGCAAAAATGAAATGTACTGCTTCGGCCATCTTGATGCCACCCAATCTGGCAGTGTATCTTTGAACCAACCCTCAACGGCTTCAACATTATCCTCAAATACTGCCTCAGCCATCTCATAGTCTTTGTCTTTGATATTCCAGTCTACACCGACCTGATATACTCTTTCATCACTAAAATGCCAGTTTCGTTCTAGACCCAGAAATGAATCAAATCCCCAAAACACTCTGTTACGTTTCTTCTTAGCACAGATATTAATAGTTTCGCCTTTGTACACGCCAAGTTCAACAAATAAAGCATTTTGATCGTCTTTACAATCTTTCATTATCTGCTCAAGTTGCTTTTCTCTGCAACGCTCAACAGAACCCATTCCTATACCAAATACAAGGCATTTATTGTCTTTTGAAAAATCTGTGATATTAATTTTAGGCATGATATACCTATTGAGTTACGATAACTGTACCAGATTGAAACCAGTTACGACATAGTGGTACGATCTTTCTGTCGTACTTCTGCATCCATTCTTTTGTCGCTTTCCACTCATGGTCTGCCCATGTAGTGTATAGGACCCGTGATAGATCAGACGGAGATGCTTCACTAAATGCATAACGCCAACAGCAGATTTCATCAAAGCGAATGATTGTCCCAGGCTTGATGTAATCGTTTAACTCATCAAAGACGGTGACAGCAGAAGAATAAATATCGCTATCAATGTGTAAGTAAGATATACTCTGATTTTCTGATCTGGGTCGTTCATAGCCATCCTCTGCTTGTTCTTTTAGCCATTGTGGGATTGATGTATCAAAGAATCCTTTGACTAATGATACGTTTTCAGCAACTTCTGGCATTTCGCCACCCCGATCAAACGCCGCTGTCGTGACTGTCTTTTGACCCATATCCCAATCTTCTGGAAGACCCTCAAATGAATCAAAGCCCACAAACTGAAGGTCTTTGCGATGAAGTGCCAAACAGTTAATCGTTGAGCCAGTATGTACACCGAACTCAAGATTCCATCCATCATTTCTGATAAATGGTGCAAGCCATGCCAACTCTCTGAACCTTACGTCCATCGTGCCTTTATCGCCTCTTATGTATGGAAATTTGTATACTTTTTCAAAGTCGGAAATCTTCATTGTATATTCGCCCTTCAACTATGTGGTCTGATTTTCTGTACCACTTACCATTGATGTTGTCGTTATAATATATAGTATCCTCAAGAACATCGTTCTTGAACTGTTGCTTTACTTCTTCATAGTTACAATCGCCCTTAGTCGTATGAAGCGATAGTATTATTCTTTGAAATTTGTCTTTGCCTAACGCCTTAACATCAGCCTTAACATCTCCACTACTGCCGTAATACTTCTTCCAATCGGACTCTCGGCGAACTCTTTTTGCCTTGCCCTTTTCTTTGCGTAGTGTGTGGAAATACTTTCTGCCGATATAGCGTCTGCCGCTATCTTGCCGAATAATGACATAAACGAAACCTACATACTTTTGTATGTCCTCTGTTGTAAATGGTTTGCCGTTAAATGTCCAGGGATTTTCGTAATCAGTCTCTATAATCGTCAAAATCTAACTCATCATACTCATCATCAATATCTTGGATAAAATCTTCTTCTTCGTCAATATCAATATCAGATCCACAGAATGGGCAGTAAACAGGTTCATTTTTTTCTGTTTCATCTACTGCAACTTCGTATGTCATACCACATGAGTCACACTCTAAGTCGTATACCATTTCGTCTACTGGTTTCATTGATAGTGCCTTTCTGTTGAAGATTCGTGAGTATTTAGACAATCAAAATTTTGACACTTTAGAGATGTTTTAAGTCTTCCTCCTCTAGAATATTCCAATCCTTGGCACATTTTTGTGTTATTTTCTTATAGGAAGAGATAGCGGCGAGTAAAACTTCATTATCGTTTTGCTCTACTACCACCCATTCTTTCTCTCCCGACTTTGACTTGATAATGTTGCCCACCCTCAGGCAGGTGTGTGATATTTTTTTCATTAGATTTCTTTCGCTGTTGACATTCTTTCATAATATTTGCTTTTGATTCATCAAGCATTATGATCCAATCACGAATTTCATCTTGAGTCCGAAGGCATCCCACACAATATGAAATGCCTTCAGAATTTTTCTCAAGTGTGCATGTACGAATGCACGGTGTTAGATTTCGCAAGCGCCTGCTACACAAGCCAACTCTTGTGCGCCTTCCGTCATATCTGACTTCTCGTAGAGGCTCAATGTAGACCAATCTACGTTCTTAGGCATTTTGTCTAGTTCCGTGATATATGTTTTTTCATCACAGTCTTGATATGGGGCTTGCTTATATACATGCTCACTGAATGGCAAGAACGATACGCCGCTCATCCACTCAAAGTTCTCATAGACCCATGCGCCTACTTCCATCCATTCATGCTCCTTCACAGAGATGGTTACAGATGGCTTATGCTCACACCAGTTCTTTTGATATGCAAGCCATAGTTCTAATTGCTCTAGGGCTGTCATGTCAGTACGCATCACCGCTTCTTGTGGTGCTTTCATTGGAAATGAGAAAACATAAGTATGCTCTGGCTTCATTACATCTTCTTCTACAGGAAAACCAGCATCTTTCATAAAGATAGCAAGCGGGTCTTTCTTATCTGCACGAACAGTACGAATGTAGTAAGGGTTATGACGGGCATGAATACCAGATGCTGAATCAACCAACTGGCTCACGGTACCTGAAGGCTTTACGCAAGTGATAGCAGTTGATTGCGGAATACCTAGTTTGGCTGACCACTCTTCATTTGTTTTGATAGCAACTTGTTTTAGTTCTTCAAGTCTCTTATCGAGGCCTTCTTCTTTGCCATTAGTGAGAGTGCTATCCATAATACCAGTAAGAGAAACACCAAGTAGTCTCTCTTCTCTTGTATTATTGGTCCATGAACTAGAAAGGTATTTAAAGTTCGTTAAGGTTGATTGAAATGTGCCAAGAATTGTCGCAATCTCAACTTTCTTTTTAAGCGTTTTCATTGTGTCAGATGCACGAATGACTACCTCTGAAAGATTGCAAAATTGCTTTGATCTTAGGATGATTTCGGAACAGGGGTTTGTGCCGAAATCCCAGTCAGATTGCCGTCTACCGTTACGTTCAGCCTGTTCTTGGGCAGACTTACGGTTGAAGATGCCCCGTTCTCCAGATTTCGAGTCGTAAAGGGATTTCCATTCGTCCATGAAGATACCGATTTCCGGTTTCTCCGTGTAGCATGCCGAGTTGTTTGCGAGGGCCCTTTGTGCATGATCTTCCCACCATTGTCCTGATTTAGCGACCCGCATACGGTCATCGCTTAGATTTGAAAGAGAGATAAGTGCAGAACGGCGAACACCACCAACCACAACTACCTCAGCGATTTTGCATACCAAGTCGTGGCATTCTAGTGATGACAACTTACGTCCTGGTGCGTTCTTAAAGATATTTACTGTAAAACGAAACAACTGATCTAGTGGCTCTGGACCTGATGCACGACCACCAAATGTCTTTAGAGGAGCACCAGCAGGCCGAACTTTGCTTAGATCCCAGTTTGGAATCTGACCGGCATACAGAAGATGAATTAGTTCTTTGAGTGATTTTGCCCAACCGAGTTTGCTGTCTGGTACAACAATGGTTGTATCTGTAGGATGAAACTCATCAGCAACAGGCGGAAGTTTTGATACGTCTTGGCGTTCTACAGAGAAGCCAACACCTGTGCCATTCATTAGAATGTATAGAATCTCATCAAACACACGAGGATTATCAACAGCAACATATGAACAGTTATAACCAGCAATATTCTCACGGCGTAGTGCTTCACCAGCAGACATAAGACAACGCATTGATGGCATAGTGTTCAAGCCAAGAACAGCCTGTTCTAGTTCTTTTCTCTCTGCCTTTGTCAATTCATAGTCACATTGTTCATTCAGTTGACGCTCAAAGAAGTCAAAATACCGACCAACAGTTTCATCCCAAGTTTCTCGACGGCCTAGTTCTGGTTGCCATCGACTATATCGTGATAGGTGGATGAACGATTGATATTCTGTTGGCAGATAGTTATTCATTATTGTCTCCTTCGATTAAGTATTTCCATGAAATGGGAAATAGTTTCTGCGTTTCTTCACTTATTTGATTTGCTATAATTTGTGTCTCAGCTTGAGTGTCGCTCTTACATCTAAGATTGCATACCCTAGCAAATGCGAATAGTGTACCACTCCAATACCATTCAGTCATCATGTTTTGTGGTAGTACCATTCTCGCCATTTCTGGTGCAATATTATTGTTCAATAAATTCTCATATGTCTCTTTACAGTATAACATCGTTGAAGCAATGTTGTATTCGACTGTTTCATCGCTACTACCTTGCTTCTTGTCTTCTGCTTTCAGGCGCCACTCTGTAGGAATATAAAACTCCGGTTCGTCATCCACATATCTGCGGCTGACTTCGTTCCATACTAGACCAACTTGATGCTTTACAAGTTGTCTGGCTACAAATATTGGGGCTTTTATGTGGAATTGCAATGACGCATGACCAAAAGGAGACCAATGATTATGTTGTGCTAGAAAACGAATGAGTCTTTCATCTTTGTCTGTACTGAACTCCTTGTGTTCTTTTGCGAATGATACTCTTGCGGCATTAACTACCGATAGGTCAGTACCCATACTATCTACCAAAGTTACTTTCATACTATACTTTTCTCCATTCACTTAACTTTGCTTTCGCTTTTAGATTTGAAAACGTGTTAGCATTTATAATACCAGTAATCTCTGGAATGCTTCTCCCAGCCAGTATCATATCATTTATATCTTTTTCTTTCAAATAATTCGGCCAGATGCACACCGAGTGTCCAGATGAAATATTTTTATCTATTTTACTCAATATATGTACGGATCTCGGTTCATTATCATAAACATACACAACATCTTGTATATCAAGAGATTTCATATCTGACCCAGCCATAGCAAGACTATTGGATAAAAACATACTATCTATCGGTCCCTCAGTGACATAAACTCGTTTGCGCTTGTCTACCTCTTCTAGCCCAAACACCTTTGTTGCATTCTCATCTACCATGATCGTAATGTATTTGACTGCCGACTTACCGAATGCACGACCTTGAAAGCCGATTAGATTCTCACGCTCATCAAAGAATGGTATGATTAGTCTAGGCTCATCTCTCTTCTCATCTAGTTTGTTTGGCACCACAGAATTTACGAACTTAGCAAATTTGGGTGCATAGAATAATTTACGATGATACTCTTTTGGTATCATGCGCTTTTCAACATACTTCTTCGCAGGATGATCTGGGTCTAACTGAGAAATCTTTTTAAGCGTTTTAAGAGGGGTGTTTGTGTAATATTTTCTCTTGGTGAACTTTATCCCAGTCTTCCCCGTCTGCCGCGCCACGGGCTTCCTACCCTTGTCCACAAAGCGTTCAGTACGGTACTCTCGGTGTAACTCACTGTTTACATGAGATATTAAGCGGTCGATGTTTGCGCTAGTGCCGCAGTTGTGGCATTTGTACAAATATGCGCCCTCAACCAGAAACACATAGCCTCTGGCTTTGAGTTTGTTGCTCTGACTGTCACCGCAAAATGGACAGCGGAAGTTGAATAGATTGTTGTCCTTTCGCTTGAACTGCGAAAGTTGACCTGACAAGATATTCAGGTATTTCAAATCAATATAATTGCTCATAATGTAATAGATTATATAAGGTTAATGTGTGCTTGTCAAGTAAAAATTTTCTGAATAGCCTCGAGGCCACCAGATAGTGCAAAGCCAATGACAATGGCTCCACCTACAATAGACCACTTCCAGCGTTCAAGATGAGTAACCCGATTATCCATGCGCTTATTAATCGCATCCTGATCTTTACGAATCTCTTTCATCTCAGCCAGAAGTTCATCCTTCATGTCTGAAACTCGTTTGTGTAACAATTCGTGTTCTGCCTTTGATTCTTTTCTTAGATCGTTTATGTA